ATTGTAATGGTTGTGCCTGATATTGCATAAGTAGCTGATACTGACAAGTCAGGATCAGAGTCAGTTGTTGCAACTAATAATTTAGCATTCACATCTACCGCTGTAGCTCCGTCGAAATCAGTCCAAGTATCAATATTTGCAGTTCTTTTATCAATTAAATCATTTGGTAGAAAACCCTGTGTTACAAAATGCCTTCTCAACCTTAATGGTTGCTTTCCTCCTAAATCAAGAGTATTTGCAAAACTATATGAACCTCCTGTAATATCAACAGCCCCTAAGAAATCAAAATCTGCTATTGCATCAAAATCTGTTACCCCATCTAATAATTCAAGAGATCCAAGAACTAAACCATTAACTTCATCAGAGAAAAAACAATCTACTTTTGTTCCTTGAAAAGGCGGACTGTCCAAATCTTCTCTATCTGTTAAAACTGTTAATTTAGGAAATACATCAGGTTGTGTATTTACATTTGTAATTGTTGCTGTGCCAGAACTAAGCCTTCCGCCATCATCACGAAATTTTAAAAGATAAGTACCATTGACAATATTTGGCACGATTGACTCACTAATATTTCCAGAAAGTTGAGGCAAAACATCCACTGAATTTGTAAAAGTTGCACCTGTTGTAAGGTTTGAACTTCTTATAACCACGTTTCCACCATGAATAACGTCAACATCTGTTGATTTGTCAAAACGTAATCGTACAAATTGATCTGACAAAGGTTCTATTTGTACATTTTGCACATCTGCTGGCAAAGCAGTTTTACCAACAGTTGTGAATGTTGTGGTTGCTGGATTTGTGCTTGGCTTACCTAAAGCGTTATAACTAAAAACTCTTACTTCGTAAATTCCATTTAAAGTTTCAAAAATTGTAAAATCTGATCTTGTAATACGTTCTGATATAAAGTTTTCATTTTGGAATCTATATTGAACCATATATTCAGTTACACCGTTAACAGGTTGCCATTGAATAAATAATTTACTTACAGCCCTGTTATTTAATACCACTATCTGTTCTGTTCCCTGCAAACTGCTTGGTGCATCTTTCAGTGCAGTTAAAGTCGTAATTGTTCTTGCTGGTAATGCTGTGCCATCTTCCACAAAAGCATATTTATTAGGATCATGTACAACAGCAACGATTTGATAATTTAACAATTCTTGCTCTGTTACAGATACAACTCTAAAAGTCTGAAGTTCAACAGATGTATTTTCTATCACCCAAACGCTGTTAGTTTGTGGCACTGAACTAAATGCAGAATCTACAGTTATGGTTGCACCTGTAATGTCACTAATTGTTTTAGTTTCTAATGTGCCGTCAGATAATATTACAGATAAAGTTGCAGAATCAGATGTTGCTAAATCTGTGTTATTTTGATCGTCAACAATAATTTGTGTAGTAGAAACTCCTGTTTTTATACGTCCTCCTCTTCTTACCCCTGCCCTCATAGGGTCTGCTATATTAATTACAGTTCCAACTCTCACTATTGTTCCGCTTTCTAATGATGCTGTAAATGTAACTGTTTCTGCTTCGTTGTTTTGTGTATATAAAAACCAACGTCCAAGCCTTGCCGCTTGACCTCTTGAGGTACAGGCAAAACCATTTAAATTTTTTGTTACTATGCCATATTTTGCTTGCAATGCTGTATCTTCAGTTGTCTCATAATCTATCTCGGCTGTTTCCATATCAAAGTAAGAAACATTAACAACAGTGAATTTAGTGTCTTTACTAGCACTTGAATACGAAAAACCAGCCTCAGAAACATTACTTAAATTGTAGATATAACTTGGATCTGTAGGTTTATCACAGCTTATATTTACTGCCCCTGCTGAATAAAAAGGCATTGCTCTCATAACAGAGGCTAAATTATTAATTGTATCGTATGCAGCCCTTTGAGAATTTAAAACAACATTACAAGAAAATCTAGCCTCCGTACCACCAGCCCCATCATCTACTTGCTCACTTGCATATTGACTAGCAGAGAAAAAGCTAAAAACATCTAGTGATGATTCTGCAATATGATCTCCAAAACCTTTTGACGTTGTAAGCAAGTCATATAAAATCCAAGCTGGATCATTTGAATATTCTTTATCTGTTTTAAAAGTTCCGTTAAATGTGCCGCTATAGCTAATAGACCCATCAGCCCTAACTGTTCCATTATGAGGTATTTTTATCTTTGTTCCTCTGATCCTATACATTCTTTGAGGCTGGTTTGGAAAGGTTGCAGCATCAAAACGTAAAGCTACATGAGCAAAATTCGCATAAGCTCTTGACTCATTAATTATTTCTGTAAAAGATGACCATTGAAAACTATCTTGAAGTGTAGTTTCTGTACTGTCTGTTGTGGTTCTATTCACTCTGATTGTGACAGGAAAGCTAGTGCCAGATGGCAAGTTAATTTTATAATCCCTAAAATATGTGCTTGCAGTTCTGCCTTTCACAGTGTCAGTGATAACAGTTGTAGTTGTGCCATCATTTTCTATTGTTTGAATTGTAAGGGCAACTTCAGCACCATTTATATCTCCATTATCTTCAAACTTTTGCAGTGAAGGAAAACCAAGAGTAACTCTTACAGCATCAACATTTGTATTAGAAATTGATCTTGATACTGGTGTTGATTGTGTTACTGTTACACCTACACTAGTTTCTGATTCTGTTTCTGATATACCAGCAATAGCTGTTTGATCCGATGTCCCAAATCTGGGTTCAAAGGTAATATTAGGAAAATTAAAATCTTCATCACTTGGACTTGTACCAGCAGCTTGCTGTAATACCTGAGTATTATTCAAAAATACGTCCTTCAATGCTGAAGTATTATATTCAGTCGAACCTTTGCTGCCTGTAGCACTTGGAAACCCTTCTAT